ATCACAAGCTGAGGTTAGCGATAAGGGTAAGGTCCCTGTTCTCTCAGAGTGGGTTGGTATCACATCGAATGTTGCGGACTTGAACGTTCAACACAATTACAACAACACCAACGCAGTTCTGCGCAGAATTCCTGTTCGCATCACGCCCATTGTTAAGGACGCATTCGTTGTTCCGGGTACTACTCGTCTCGATCCCTCAAAGGTTCCTGCTGGGAATTACCCAGATTGTTGGCGTTTCTCGATCGCAGAGGTCCACCAACTCGATGCTGTTAATGCTGTGTATAAGGAGACTCACATGTTTGACAATTACGCTCAGCTTCTTGAGTGGCTTCATGTCTACTACACCTCACACATTACCAAGCAGACCAACTACATTCAATCCATTGCCAAGATGAACACCGTCGCTTTGTGCAAATGCAACATGCCTGTCGAACTTTGCGTTTGTGAAGATGAATTGCAGAGCAACCCTCTCAGCTCAATTGCGATCTCCCAACACACCTACGCTAAGTATGGTAATCTACCTGCTCTGGAACGTCAGTTCTGTCGAGAGTTCTTCGTAGATAATCTTCCTCTGGGCTCAACTATGGAACAGTTAGAGTCGGTTTGGTGTAAATGCCTCGAACGCCTCGAAGTTTTTCGTAGTACTCCTGTTTTTGACCAAATTGACATGCTACGGACCGTTCCCTCCCTTGGAAAGCCACGCCCTTGGCTTAATTTCACACCGACAATTGGCGCCGCAAGACTTTTCACATTTGCTTCAATCAAGAAGACCTATGACTGGCTACGTGAGTACCAGCCCATTGGTAATGAGGAAGTAACAGATGTGTGCTTAGGAGATTTCGTAGCTGAGGTTGCCCCGTGTCTCTACTCCGCCGGATGGGACGATAGATCGATTGTTAAGGCTTCCCTCTCCTATGTAGACTATTTCAAGACTAAGATTGACATCGTGGCTCGCAACAGCGTCAAAAAGATGTTCGATCTTACACAAGAACGTGGATGGAGAGACGCG